CATGCTTAAAGAGCTTATAAAAGTTCTCGAAGAAGGCCACTGACTTGTCTTGCGCCCCTTGTTAAAGAGGAGCTCGTAAAGAGCAATCCTCTCCTCATACGTCGTCTCTTCGGAGACTTGTATGAGGCGGTCATCCAGGGGTACACTACGGGGCGAGGGTAATTGACGGTACCACCGTTGGGTCCGGATCTGTTTGTAAACGTTGGGAATCCATGACGGCATCCCAAGATCCTCCATACGGACGTGGTACTTCTTACAGATACCGCTACGGCTAAAGGCGTCCATCCACTTAGGACCTGCTTTAATGCAGGCAGTGGCCAAATGGCGTAGCCCGTCAACGGTATAAACCTCGCCCCCCCCCCTCCGCAGGTTCTGGACCTCCTTCCAGTCTTTTCCTTTTCTTAGGAACGTCGTCGAGTTGATCTCGGCAACTGCCTGGGAGACACAAGTCTTCTGGGCATTAATCCTGAACCCAACGGGGTAGTGGTTCAAGACATCCCTGCTTGTGCTCGAAATCAGGCAATCGTCACCGTTAACCAAAATCGACGATTCCGACCCCCTTACTGCCCATTTCGCGGCGCAGTAACTCGTTAAGCACAGGAGTGGAAAAGAGAGGTAGGTGCCCATCATCTGCCCGAACGTCACCTTTGAACCGCGTACCGTAGGGTACAACGACTCGCAGGCGAGTTGTTTCACACGACCAGGGATCGACGTGGCGCGCGACAATATCACACCGAGTAAAGCCTCGGTGACATCCAAGCGCAGCCCGTCGGTTGCTCCCACCAAGTCCACGGAGGTTTGCCATTCATAACGGCAAACTCGCTTAATCCGTGAGCTTTTAGGTGGTCCCTTCAGAAGCCATCCTGTCTTAGACAGTCTATCGTATATGGCTTTGTGAAGGGGGCCAAGGAGGTCGTACTCGACGGAAGGTATGCCCAGAGGGCGGACCTTCCCAGTACTGGGGACCTCCTTATAGCGGAGCCGGAATCTGCCTTTAACAGATGAAGGCATTCGACCCCGTCTCGTGGCGACCTGGAACTCAGTTCTGTTGCTGTTATTGGCCCACCAGCCAGTGCCCGTTGTGAGGGGCTCCTCCCTTGAGGAGGCTGATGGTACGAAACTTTCACAGAAACTGGTATAGTTCCGGTCCCAACCGACGGGGAAGAAGCGTCGACACT